ATCATCCATTATACTTTCAATAGCACGAGGTTTTAGTACAACCTCATCTTTCTTATTATTTGCCATAAAAATTTCTGCATTATCGGCGAGGCGTTTCACTTCCTCTTCATCAAATTCACCCGAATCAACACCTTCTAATACACTTTTAATGTATTTCTTAAATTTAATAATAGTACTAATGTATTCCATTAATATATAGTATTTTATATCCCTAAACATATAAAATTCAATAATTCTATTCATAGATTTAGAGCTTTGTAGTTATTACTATAATAATGGACTTTGACGCTTTATTAGAATATTGTAATAAATTAAATGATAGTACAAATGAAAAATGTTTAATATGCCATATACCTATAAATAATACTGATAGTCATATTATATTAGAATGTAAACATTATTATCACATCGATTGTATCGGTTATAAGGGGAAACAAATTAAATGTATGTATTGTGAGAAAACATCAAAACCTAGTTTGTTTAATTATACAATAGATACTTGCAAATATATTTTATTATCTGGGGGTAATAAAGGGAATGAATGTGGACGTGTTAATTGTAAATATCATAACAAAGCACATGTCGTATTATGTACAGCTATCGTTAAATCAAAGAATACTGTTTGTAATAGAAAACTACCTTGCAAATACCATAAAACAATAGAAGTGTGAAATTCACCTATTCTAAATTAAGCTATTAATTCTATCACATCATCTAATTTCTCAGTTGCTAGTTCTAAACATTTCTCTGCCATTTTCACTAAATCTCTTATTTCTTGAATTTTTTTATCTTTACAATTTTTTAAGAAATCATCTAAATGTTCTTTTGTTAGTGTTAAACTAGAAGCATTAATATTACATATCTCGGTATGAGCATCATATAAATTCATTCTTTCCGACTTAGTCATTGTTTCCATTATATTATAGTATAAAATATATAATATAATTATTTTACAATTTTTTTGTGTAAAGCATATTATTAATCAATAAATTCACAATCATCATCATTCTTTGCCGTTACAGCTGTTACATTTGTATATTTCAACTTGAGAGGTTTAGAGGGAGCTGCCTCTTTTGGTTCCACCGTTTTCTTATATTCAGTATGCTTAATTGTTTTCGTAGTCTTTTTGATATTAGTTTCTTTTATTGGCGGTGGTAATTGTACCGGGACATCATCATCAATAAAATCACATTCATTATCATTTCCAAAATCATCGTAATCTGAATCTTCTTCTTTCTTCGGTGCTTTCTTAAAATTATATTTATTAACTGCTTTCAATTTCAATCCAGAATCAGTTGGATTAAACTTTGGCTCTAAAAATAATAGTTTATTCTTTACTATCATATCATTATGAATTGTATATGATGTATTAATCTTACAATATTTCTTTCTCTCTTCAACAATCTTTTTTAATTCATCCAACTTATCTTGATTCTTTCTATAATACACAATCTTACTCCATGTATCGGTAAGGATTGGTAGAATACTCATCATAAATTTATCATCTTGTTTAATAGAAATATTATGAGATGATTCTAGTTTCCAATAAATAATTTTATTAAAGTTGTAATCTTTATAAATCTCAGGATATTCTTTACTATAATTATGCAGCATTTTGAGCACCCAATCATCATATTGTGCTTCATCCATATCTAAACGCTTTGGATAAATGTATTTACTCTTCCATTCAATATTATCACCTTCAAATTCAGGTTTGAAATTCTTAGGAAAGAATTCCAAGATGATTCCCTTCTTCAGTCGATTATCCATATCAATCTTAACTGCTGTTGAAACATTGCTACCAAAATATGTATTCTTAGGGTCTTCCTTATAGTATCCAACTGTATTCTCACAAGTTTCACATTTATCAGCCAGATATTCTTCACGTGAACTATATTCACTCAGCTTGCATTGCCAGAAATCACATATGTCTAATTCGCAAACAGTTAATTGTTGTTGAACTTGACAATAATAATAAAATGGACATACATCGCCAGCAATTACACCACTATTATGAATATCACGGGTTACCGGACATTTAATTTCTAACATAACACCAAGTCGTTTTGAGAATTTATTATCTAGTGTATAGATGGAACAAATACCATCAGGTGATGCACCCAAAATCTCATACACTTTCTTATTAGCCTTCATACAACCGAATTCAGTCACTTCACAACTCTCTTTATTTAAATGAGGGCAATCAGGATTCTTCTTATCACTATAAGTCATGTGTTCATAAATCATAGTTGCGGTTGGTTCATATTTCTTTCCGTGGAATACTGTTGCGTTATCACGAAAAGGGAAATTGGGGTCGCATTTTTTTAGAATGAAACTTTCCACTGGTTCATAGGGATTCAAATCAATCGCAGCAGCAGTATCAGAAGCAGTGATACGATTATAACGATAATCATACCATTCTTTTGTTCTTTGTGCAGGTTGAGGAGTAGCTAGAAGAGTATCAAAATGTTTTTGTAATGCAACATATTCTTTTGGCACTATGATAGCTGGATATAAGTCTCTGATTTCACGGAAACTATTCGCCCCATTGTTAAACTGAAGTATATTATTATAATTATAATTTCTAGTGAAAAGTCTGTTAAAAATTTCATCAATAATAACAAGCGGGACATTCTCATCCTCCTTCTTTAAATGTTTATGAACTTTATTCTTGAGAATTTGTAGTTCATTTGCATCCATATTATTAATATTTTTTGTTTCAACATAAGTTTTAGTTTTTTCTAATAGTGTACTAATATTACCGTATGACATTAAAATATAAGCTTAATTATATTTTAAATCTTATTTTATTCAATCTTTTGAAATATTGAAAATAAATATATATAGATATAATAGATAAAATAGTTAATGCTAGAAGAAGTATATGAACAATTACTAATTGAGCGACTCGAATTAGTAGATGAATTTATGGATGAAAGACAAATAGTAAAAAGTCTAAAATACTATTTAATGGAATTAAAATATCAATCGCCTAATTTAGATTATACTTATGAAACACTTAATACTGTTTTAACTAATTTTTATAATTATTATAATATTGAGATAGAAGCTGGGCTTATTGAAAGCGTCCAAATTAATATGAATAATATGAATCCGATATCTATTTTTAATAATATTTTGAACCTAATTAATCTTCCATTAAATATGCCGCCAGAAGTTCCTCAAAGTGAGCCTCAGAATGAGAATCAGAATGAGAATCAGGATGAAAATGAGCTTAACGAGGTACCATATGATGAATCGGATGATGAGCATCGGGATGAGAATCAGGACGATGCACTGCTGAATCAAGTACCTTATGATGAGCATCAAGATGAACCTAATGAGCATAACGCGCATAATGCGCATAATGAGCATAATGAGCATAATGTAAACAATCCAGTATTTGCAAGTAATTCTTTCATATCAGTAAGTTTGGGTGGAAATGAAATACAAATTAATACATTGAATAATAACTCGGATGTCAATCCATTAAACATAGCAAATTTATTAAACAACTTCCCACTTCAGTATAATATGGTACCTCCTCAACCAATTCTACCGTCTATGAATTATATGAATTTTGTTACATTATTAAACAATTTTATGAATCAACCTATTGTTCCACCTAATAATTACGAGGATGTTCTTGTTACATTGGATGACAAAGAATTTGAAAATCTAGTTAGTAAAAAATTAGAAGATAAGATAGAATATGATTGTGCGGTGTGTCTTGAAAGTATGGTAAAAGATGAGATGGTTACTGAATTGAAATGTAATCATACATATCATACTAGTTGTATTGAACCATATTTGAAACAATACAATTATAAATGCCCTGTATGTAGAGCAGATGTTGGAAAACATAAATACAATATTTAACTTATTGGTATCATCTTATTAATGCGCATCTTATTGATGCGCGCATTGTTGTTGTTGTTGAGGACGTTCCTCTTCAAATTGACTTGGTATAGGTTGCTTTGGTTGTTTTAACATATCGTAGATTTTATTTAATTCATCTGTTTGGTCTAGTTTACAATCAGTTGAAATCGTCTTTACTAAATTGGGTAATTTACTATTTTGCGCTTCATTAGTAACTTCATTCTTATCAAATGATTGTAACATTAGTTTTAATTGGTTCTTTGTCTCATTTGGTAGAGAATTCAAGTTAGGTAAAATGAAAGAAAATCTAATATATAGACTTCCTTTCCTGTTATTCAAATCTTTCATACCCTCATCTGCTATCTTTCGATAAGTATTAAAATCTGTTTTACCCATTGTACTAAGATGTAATTTTCTTCCATCTAAATGTGTGATAATCTTACTATAACCAAACATAGCCTGATATAATTTTAATTCCACCTCAATAAATAGATTCTCTCCATTTCGTTTAAATACATTGTGTGATAACTCATTTACTACGAGGATTAGGTCCGATTTCATATTATTAATATGATGCCCTTTACCTTGTAAATTAATTTTATTACCGTGACATAGCCCTGATTTCAATGGTATCTGAATTGTTTTCTCTTTTGATGAATGACATTTACCATTACATGTATCACATTTATTCATTTCATTTACTATCTTTCCTTTACCCTTACAGTTATGACATTCACTCATAGCCTGTTGTAACATTCCAGGTCCTATTTGAATAACTTGTACCCTTACACCCTTACCATTACAGGATTGACATTGACTTGGTTTACCATCTTTTGTACCCTCTCCATTACACGGGGTGCAAGATATTTTTTGTTTATAACTGAAATTAATTGTTTCTTCATTATATAATTGTTCCAATGTAACATCAATCTTTGCAATAATATTTTCAACTTGCTGCTGTTGTTGTCGCATACCTTGTGGCATACCTGGCATACCTCCAAATGGGAATCCTCCAGGGAACATATTTTCAAATGGATTAAAAGGTTGATTATCAACTTGTTGTTGATTAAACATATCCATACCCATCTGGTCATACATATCTCTTTTTTGCTTATCCAATAAGATTTCTTTAGCTTCTGTAATTTCCTTAAACTTTTGGGTAGCTTGTTCTTTCTCAGCATCACCAGTGTGTTTATCAGGGTGCCATTGCTTTGATAGTTTATTATAAGCTTTCTTGATTTGATTTTCATCAGATTCAGGTGTAATTTCTAATCTATCATAAAGTGTTGTATCTTTTACCATAATATTTTTATTAGATAACGCCTCTTTAATATATTTTAACATATTATGGACTTAAAGATATGTGATTATAAAATTAATAATGGCATATAGTGTACATATTAATGGAGATAAATCTGGTTTTAATTCAAAAGCAGCTGTAGATAAGTTTAAAGTTGCAGTTAGGGCAGTATTAGAATCAAACAAGGAATTAAATACAGAAGAATTAAGTACTCGTTTTATTAATAGTAATTTTAGCCTAACTCTCGAGAAGAAAGATGCTACCACAGTACACGCAACTGTAGCTAAGAAACAGGAACAAACTGCAAAGGACAATCGTGAATTACTAAAAGCAAAAATTAATTTAATGAGAAAGAATCGTACCAATAGTGATTATTACAAGGCAAAATCCGGTAATGTTCCTGATGATATTATGGAAGAGTATACCAAACTAAAGAAAATGTCTAAAATGCCAATCCCTGAACCCAGTGAAATTTTAGAACATCCTGAAGAATATAAACCAATGTTAGCAATGGTACTAGGAAATACAATGATGAAACAACTAGGTCAAACACATCCTTATGTTAGATACTTCAAACTACTAGCAGAGAAGTTAGGAGTAACAGAGCCCCTACCAGTTCCAACTCAAGATTATTCAGAGATGTTAAAACCTTCTGAAAAGCAACAAGTTAAAGGAAATGATATCAAGGATGCTAATTATGAAACAGACAGTGATACAGAAGATGATAAATAAAATTGATAAAAACCATTTTTTACAAACTAAATAAAATTGATAAAAATACTATTTACCCTTTATAAGTATTATCATTAATGAGAATTTATGATAATATTCATGGTTATATTACAATTGATAGTGTTGCTGAATCTAT